GTATCATACCATACTTAAATATTATATTTTGGATCCTAGAGTGGAATTAGAAGATATAGCAAATGTCCACGGAGTCAGCGTGAAAACAGTGAAAAGAGATTTAGATAATGCCATTAAATCCATTGCTGCCTTGATTTTTGGGGTAGATAGTGTCAGATTTATAGATTAGTAAAAAGGTCACTACTTGTCCATTGACTGGGTTTTGATAAAATGGTAATATGATAACATAAAATAATTGTGAATACGGATAAAAGGCATCTGATACCATGTGTACCAGGTGCCTTTTTTGCGTTTATGAGGTGATTTGATGAAGGCTACACCTAAGCAAAAACAGCCTAAGAAACCGAAAAAGGAAGAAAAAGTAAATTGGTTAGAGATTATGGGAATGAATCGAGTTACGTATAAGCGTGGTCCTGGTGGAGCAATCAGAAGAAAATAACAAAAAGGTGGTGAGGTCATGGCGAAAGGAAAATATCTTGAATGGATATCTGACGAAGGAATCTTAAAGATTGAGGGTTGGGCCCGTGATGGCCTCACCGATGAACAGATTGCACAGAATATGGGGATTAGACGACAAACTCTTTATGACTGGAAGAAAAAATATCCCGACATTTCAGACGCCTTAAAAAGGGGTAAGGAAGTTGTTGATCGTCAGGTAGAGAATGCTCTTTTAAAACGTGCCTTAGGTTATCGATACGATGAGACCACATACGAACAAGTGGCTGTAAAAGATAATGATGGTAAGATTGTTGGGCACCAGTTGCAGCCTACTAAAGTTGTGACGAAAGAAGTTGCTCCAGATACAACCGCACAGATATTTTGGCTTAAGAATCGTAAGCCGAATGAGTGGCGAGATAAGAAAGAGACGGAGCTTTCTGGTGGGGTAGATGTTAACAATCCTTTTGCTAATTTAACGGCTGAAGAATTACGAAAATTAGCAAGAAGTGAGAAGTATGACTAACATTAAATTAGGCGCACAAATTGCCCTTGCTAAAATTGACTTTTTTGAATACTGCCATTTAAAATCTCCTGACTTTTATAAATACAACCGGAAATATCTGATTGAAGTTGCTGACGATCTACAAGCTTTTTCCGAATCAGACGATGATGTACTTATTTTTAATATGCCGCCACGTCATGGTAAGTCTAGGACTGCCGGTAACTTTGTTGAATGGCTATTAGGTAATAATCCAAGTCTTAAAGTTATGACCGGTTCTTATAACGAAACGCTGTCTACTACCTTTTCGAAAAGTGTTCGTAACACCATTCAGGAAGCAAAGGCAGACCCTAACAGAGCTGTATATAGCGATATTTTCCCCGGTATAAGCATTAAGCAAGGCGACGGGGCTATGAACCTATGGAGCTTGAATGGAAGCTATAGTAACTATCTAGCAACGTCTCCTACAGGTACAGCGACAGGGTTCGGTGCTGACTATATTATCATCGATGACTTGATTAAAAACTCGTTAGAAGCCAATAACGCTAATGTGTTGAATGGTCATTGGGAATGGTTCACGAATACCATGCTTTCCCGTTTAGAGAGTGGAGGTAAAATCATTCTCATTATGACAAGATGGCATTCCCAGGACCTTGCAGGCAGGGCGTTAGACGAGTTGCCTAAACTTGGGTATAAAGTGAAGCACGTTAACCTTAAAGCCTTACAGGATGACGGCAACATGCTTTGTGAAGAAGTCCTAAGTCGAAAAGAATATGAACGTAAAACAAAAACGATGGGTGCAGATACCGCAGCAGCTAACTATCAGCAGGAACCAATTGATATTCGAGGTAAGCTTTATCCATCGTTTAAAACATACAAAGCGAACAGTCTTCCAACATTTAGAAGGATTGCTTCTTATACTGATACAGCAGACCAGGGATCCGACTTCCTGGCTTCTTTTATTTATGGGGAAACATTCGATAATGAAGCCTATATCCTTGATGTTATTTACACGAAAGACGGAATGGAAGTAACAGAGCCGTTGCTAGCTGAGAAGCTATACAAGAATAACGTAAATCTAGCACATATCGAATCCAATAATGGGGGGCGTGGGTATGCTCGTAGTGTGGAAAGGATTCTAAAAGAAAAGTTCAGTTCTAACAAAACAAAGGTGCATTGGTTCCATCAAAGTCAAAACAAGATTGCTAGAATCTTATCCAATGCTACTTGGGTAATGGACCATGTTTATTTCCCAGAAGGATGGCGGAATAAATGGCCAGAGTTGTATAAGGACTTAACTAGTTATCAAAAAGAAGGTAAGAATGCCCATGATGATGCTCCGGACGCTTTAACAGGTATCGGGGAGAAAATGGGCGCAACCGTACAAATCAAAACATTTAAAGGTTCCTTGTAACTCTATTAACGTGTATGATATAATTAAAACGTTCAATAGAAACGTTATAAAGGAGAATGAGAAATGGAAGAATGGAAATATATCGAGGGTCTAGGTTTAGATTTTCCTTATCAGATTTCTAATTACGGAAATGTGAGGAATACAAATTACAGAGGAACTAAGAAATTAAGACCAGTTAAACCAAACAGGGATAAAAAAGGGTACTTAAGAGTCGGCTTGATGGTTGATGGAAAACAAAAACAGTTCAGGGTACAAAGATTAGTTGCAAAAGCATTTATTCCCAACCCAGATAATAGGCCGCACGTCAATCATAAGGACGAACACAAAGATAATAATTATGTTAAAAACCTAGAATGGGCTACTAACAAAGAAAACTCAAACTACGGAACAAAACCAAATAAAATAGCAAAAACCCATAAAACACTTGGGACGTATGAAAAATTAAGAAAAATGAAGTCAAAACCAATTATCGCTATACCAGTAAAAGGTGATGGTGAGCCTATTCATTATCCTTCAATTAGGTCAACTGCAAAAGATGGTTTTAATCCCGGAAACGTTTCAAGCGTGTTGACTGGGAGAATGAAAACACATAAAGGGTATAGATGGGAATATGAAGAATGAGGAGGGTTGTAAATGGTTGTTTTTATTCATCCTGCAGAAGAAGAAATAACAGCAGAAGTGGTACAGAATTTTATTAAGTTGCATGAAGCAGAGCTGCCCAGGTACAAACGTTTAAAAGAGTTGTACGAAAGCAACGCGCCAATTCTAAGCCAAGAAGACAAAGCAGAATATAAGCCGGATAACCGTTTAGTGGTCAACTATGCAAAGTACATTGTTGATACATTTAACGGTTATTTTATTGGAATCCCTATTAAAGTCAGTCATGATGATGCTGGTATAAACGAGAGAGTCGATGAATTTCTTAAACGGAATGACATGGACGATAACCAAGCCGAACTAAGTAAGATCACGAGCATATACGGCCATGGATTTGAGCTGCTTTATCAGAATGAGGAATCAGAAACATGCAGCACTTATAACAATCCGTTAGATATGTTTATCGTTTATGACGATACTATCGCACAAAAGCCTTTATTTGCTGTCCGATATCAAAAGACGGACGATGGCATAAAAGGACAATTGTTTACATCGGATAGTGAGATAGCAATTGCTGAAGGAAAAGACGGATTAATACTTTCGGATGAGAAGACTCATTATTACGGCGATGTGCCCGTAATTGAATACATCGAAAATGAGGAAAGGCAATCCATCTTTGAATCGGTAGAATCGTTGATTAATGCCTATGACAAGGCGCTTTCAGAAAAGGCAAACGACGTTGATTATTTTGCCGATGCGTATATGAAAATGCTAGGCATGGAACTCGACGAAACTACGCTTCAAAATATCAGAGACAATCGAATTATTAATTTATACGGTGCTGAAAATGTTGAAAAATTAATTGTTGATTTCATGGAAAAGCCAAATGGGGATGCCAGTCAAGAGCATTTACTGGATCGATTAGAACGACTGATTTATCAGATTAGCATGGTGGCCAATATCAATGACGAATCGTTCGGAAATGCGACAGGAGTTGCTCTTGAATTTAAGTTGCAGCCTATGAAAAACCTTGCAGCCATGAAAGAACGTAAATTCACTTCAGGTATGAACCGTCGCTTTAAGATGGTATTTAGCGTTCCAATGTTCGTCGACGCTAATAAGAAAGATGATTGGAGAAACATTAATTACAAGTTTACTAGAAACATTCCAAGAAACGTTGCAGATGAAGCAGAAACAGCTGGAAAGCTTCAAGGCGTTGTTTCTAAGGAAACACAATTAAGCGTGCTGTCCATTGTGGATAATCCAAAACAGGAGATTGAAAGGATGGCAGCAGAAACAGAGAGCCAAGCGAAAGACTTTAACACTGGCCCAGACGGTGATTTTGATACAGGTGATGAGTAATGGATGCTGAAAGAAAGTCCTACTGGGAGCAAAGAATGGTCCAACTATTTACTGCCCAGGATAAAAAGAATGCAAAGTTTGAAAAGAAAATGAGAAAAGAATACCTTCGTGTGGAAGAGCAGCTGAGGAAAGAAATAGCCAGCTATTACACGAAATACGGAAAAGACGGAGTTATAGAATACCGTAAACTTGTGCAGTCGTTGACGGAAAAAGAGCGTGATTTGCTGTTTCAGGATTATGACGAGTTTGCAAGACGTAATCCTAAATACGCTCATTTAATGCCTATTAGGGAGTCTATTTACAAGCTCAACAGATTAGAAGGCTTACAACTTGATATTCGTATGAGAATGATAGAGCTTGGAGCCTTTGAGGAAGAGGAATTTCGAAAGTTGCTTGAAGAAGCATACGAAAATGGGTATTTGTCATCGATGAAAGGGTTAAAAAATCCACCAGCTTTTTTTGTTATTAACGATTTGGCCATGCAGCAGACTCTTAATGAGAAATGGATCAATGAAGGCAATTTCTCAACTCGTATTTGGGGGAATAAAGAGAGATTGCTTAACGCTTTGAATGCTGAAATTAGAGACGGCATTATTCGTGGAGACGATTATAAACAGATGTCCCAAGTAATTCAGTACCGAACTGGAGTAGGTGAGAACGATGCTAAAAGGTTGCTGCAGACTGAATACAATTTCGTCATGAATCAAGCTAATAAGCAGGCATTCTTAGATGCAGGTGTAACTCGTTATGGGGTATCCGCCGTTATGGATAGAAAGACAAGTAAAACGTGTAGAAGTTTAGACGGGGAACAGTTTGATTTTGATAGTGCAAGGGTTGGAGTAAATTATCCTCCCTTTCATGCACGCTGCAGAACAACGGTTATCCCATTAGAAGATTAGGAGGTTATGACGTGTCTATTTTAACAGCATTACAGTATGGGGCTTGTTTAATCATTTTAGCCATCGCCTTGTCGATAAGCATTATGCTCGTTGGGGCAACAATAAAAGAATTAAAAAGAACTTGGAAAAGGTGATCGTATTGAAATCAACTTGCGATAAGTGTGGTGAAGAGTTTGAAATAGAAGTCAAAACAGAGATAACCAAGAATATTGAAAAAACCTATTTCACTTGTCCACATTGTAAAAATGAATATATAGCATTTTGCACTAACCAAAGTGTTAGAAGAAAACAAGCTGAAATGAAAATGCTGCACAAAGAAGCAAGGCGCGCTAAAACTTTGAGACAACTTGAAAGGATACAATTAAAAATCGAGAATTTAGAAGTGCAAGCAAAAAGTGAAATGGAAGAATTGAAAACCGAGATTACAAAGTCCTAACAAGGGCTATTTTTTATGTCCATAACCGTGCTGGTGACTTTAAACTGCATGAGTATAAAAGACAACCAAGTCTTAAAAAAGTGAGGAGAATAATCATGAAAGAAATCATAG